GAAAAACTACTGGTCGAGACCCACTAGGAAAAGGCACAACCCGTGGAACATCCACAGTTGGAAAGCCCCGCCGATCTATAGATGGTGTTCCAACATCTATGGGGCGTTCTATTCCCCCTGCTGACTACCTTGTTCAGCTTGCTCCTCCTCTTCTTGCCCAGCAGCCATTGGGTGCACTCGATTGCCTGCCAGATCTGCTAAGCCATCATCAACTAAGTTAAAGACGGCATGCATCATCTTGTCAATGCCCATATCCCGTAACTGGCGAGTAGTGGCACCAACGACAATGTCCAAGTACACTTGCTTGGCTATCATATATGGCCCATCAACCTGAGCCCGATTTTGCAACTGATCAAACAATCGCTTACGCACTTCAAACACGTCTAGTTGCTCGGCTGAGAAATTCTCACCGATTTCATGCAATCTAGCCTCTGTGAATGTGTTTCGAAGCTGGAAGTTCGAGTTGTTGCGTATATACACAGCTAAGTCGTAAATTCGGCTATAAAAAGGCAACGCGATGTTCACATTGATACCGAAACTATCACGCCTATCGATGAGACAACGGTATATTTCCGCGTATGAATCACCGGCCAACACCATGTTACCTCGCGTTCTCTTTAGAACTGCCAAATCACTCCTCAACGAGTGTCTTTCTTGCTTGTATGTGACATTCGTCCAAAAGGCCTTTGCCACAAAATTTGCGAAAGCTTCTGCGTCGACACTATAATAAACCATATTATCAGTTTCAGGACGTGTGATCTCTTCCGCGAATTCTTTTGCTAGGCTATCACCTAGCTCGGAGCACTCCCATCCAAAATGGAGCTGCTCAAAGAACTTCTTCGAACGTGCCATCTCGGGATTCGCCTCACGCAAATTCCTAAATAGGCCATCGAACTTGTCCCCTTCTCCAGCTTTATCAGCATGAGCGTACAATAAACACGCACTGAACAGCTGCTCCCACAGAAATCTCTTCTTCTTTCTCTCCTTGCACATAATGTTGAATAACTGTTTTTCCCAATTAACGGGATATGCAGTCATCACGCCTTTAACGTTGAGAAATTTGTGACTACAAAACTCAAGCTCTGCAGTCTTCCCAACATGTATATGCTTCAATAAGAAGCCAGCGCGCTCAAACCACCTCTTAAAGTGGTCTAAATCAACACCGACAAAGCGCTCCAGAGTGTCGTCGCCTTGCGCAATGATAGCATCTTCATTCCAAGAAAAATGACCCTTAGTCTCCAGGGCGTACAAAATGCGATTGATCACTTGCATATGAGAATTCATGCTAATTGTGATCTTCGTACCAGATTTCATGATTCCTGGTCTCTCTTGCTCATAAAGCATGCCATCAGAAAACACGACCCGTGATCGAGACAAGGACTTAAGTACCAACTCGATGAAACGAGCCTTCCTAGTGTCCAAATTATTGCACAATCTCTGACGAATGAGCACCTCAACTT